GTGGGAGAGTGAGCAGAAGCAACACGGGATGATCGACTTAACAAATCCAAAAAATAATTGGATGCGTCCTGAAGTCAAGGTAGAAATTGAAAAGTTTCAAGACACCCAGGTAGAGCAAGAGTTTGCTACTGCTGTTGAGGAACACCGAGTGGAAGAGGTGTATTGGGTGGGAGGTGAGCCGCTAATGTACGAGCAACACTGGCGCTACATGAAACGGATTATAGAACTTGGAGATGGAAAAAATGTTTATGCTAGATATAACACAAATCTTAGTCGCATCAATTATCGCGGTATCAATCTGTATAGGGATATTTTATCTGGGCTACGTGACTGGCAAATCTGTGCAAGCATCGATGGTACAGGCAGAATTGGAGAGTATATTAGATCAGGTCTTGATTTTACTTCATGGCTTGAGAACATCCGCGAAGGACTTGCATACAGCACTCACCGCCGCCAGGTCCGTTTGGACTTCACTCTTACTACACCAGGACTCTTTGAAGTACAAAAGATACAAGAACTCGCGCAAGAACTCGGAGTAGATGTTTTAGCAAAAGTGGTGTTCTCGTTTAGTCCGGACATCATTATGTCACCGCTGGCACTACCTAGGGACGTATTACATCCTTGGGTAGACGAAATCTTGCACACCATTGATAAAGGTGCTCTACACGACATACTTGTTCAACTTAAAACAAGACCCACTTTTGCCGAACACTGGCCCAACGAATACCAAGCAGGACTCAAAAAGGGCAAAGCCCGTGTATTAGAACTTGAAAAAATTCGAAAAGATGTGTATACTTTTAGAGATATAATGTCTGAAAGACCCGAAGCACTTGAATGGTATGACTCAATTAATTGATCAAATAACAATGATATTAAAGGATGATCGCTCAGGCGATTTACTACCTGTATATATCAACGTCCACAACAACAGTCTAAGTCGTAAATGGCTTACTGCACTAAACGAACTAATTAAAAATAACTATCATCTAGAAAAGAATTATTGCTTTTTAGGATTTACTGAAAGTACTCGCAACGCAGGGTATATAATGAATCAAGTAAACCATAGTATATCTGCTATTAATCTAGCTGGGCTTGGCTATCAAATCGATGATTACTTTAGTGTGGACAATACTATTGTTCCTGGGGAGATCACTGAGGAATCCTTGGGCGGAACACTAGTACATGACAAGTTAAACCGGTTACATAGATATTTTGAAGATCTACAAGGTGTTAGTGGAAGTATGTCTCCTTTTTACGATAAAGCAGATAACACTATACGTTGGCATATACGTCAACTAAACTTATTATGCCACGAATACGAAAGTCTTGTGCTTAGTATGCGTAAGGCAGTACACGCACCCGAATGGCGCAGGCCTAGTCAACTAATGTGTTGGTTACACGCACCACGTTTTGTGCTCGACGAAGAAGATTACGAACTATTTGGTATAGATACAATCAATAGACCATTAGGCGGTGTGTTTGTTGGGGTAAACAAAGCGGTAGGAAAACATCATTATGAAGTATTCCAAGACGAAGGTAGAGATAGTCGCATAGGTGAACTTACAACCACTACCTTACGTGGGCAGACAGAAGCTGCTGGAGACTTTGATATAGAATGGGCAAACAATCCCGGTGAATACCATTGGCAACAAACAAAACTAACAGAATTTAAAGAATGGTTAATTGCAAATAAATTTGATCCCGATGATAAAACATTAACAATTGGTCATCCGCAGGTTGGGCAAGTAGACTTAGCACGTAGCTTTAATTCTGCCGACTACCGAGATATATGGGCATTGCTGGGCAATCACTTAAACGTGTACAGCATTGAAACTAGCGATAGTAAAGCAACGTATAACTATAACTGGTCAGACAAAAATTACACAGATCAACAAGTTAAAATAATTTACAAAAACAGATGATTATAGTAGGCGCCGGGGATAGCTTTATATTCGGTAGTGAATTAACAGATTCACCCGACGGCAGACAAACAAGCTACAGTCGCAATACCTTTACTGCCTTGTTAGCTGAAGATAACGAATACGTATGTGTTGCATATCCCGGGATGAGTAATAAGGGTATTGTTGAATCGGTTAAGGGTTATTGTGATAACGTGAGAGAACATTACCCTTTGTTACTAGGAGAGTTATTTGTTATTGTATGCTGGACTTGGCCTAGTCGTGATAACAAGATTGATGCCATAGACGAAATCTTTGGGTTACAGTTTTATCTGCAGAAGCATGGCATACCGTTTATGTTTACTTGTGCAGATAACTGTGCGTACCCAACACTATTAGACAAAGTAACTAATTCAGATTTTGAACATTGGTTTATGTTTCCGGCTGGTATTATGCCGCACGAAACTATGGATCCAAGAGGTTTTTACCAGTGGGCAGTAGAGAATAAATACGATGTAGGTCCGCAAGATCACCCCTTAGAACAAGCACATATAGACGCATCCAAATTGATGCAGGAGAAATTCAATGAATTGGTTAAAAAGCATATACAACAGAATTAAGTTAGAAATAAGCTATCGCAAGAAATTAAAAGAGTTGCGTAAAAGAGATCCTTTTATCTACAAATGATCTTAACAGTAGGCGATAGTTTTACATATGGTGAAGAACTGACTAACAGAACTTTGGATGCATGGCCGTATGTATTGTCTCGATTATTAAGCAATGAAGTATTAAACTTAGGTAAAGGTGCTGGTAGTAATCAATATATAGTTCGCACAGTAATCGAAGAAACTGCTAAACAAAAGTTTGATTTAGTTATCATTGGGTGGAGCGATACTAGCAGAATTGAAACGTGGACTAACGGTATGCCTATTTGTATTAATCACAATGGCCGTCGCGGTATACCGTGGGTACCAGCATATTACAAGTACAGCTATGATGAAAAGTTTAGTTTTCGCACATGGTTTACGCAGGTATTAGTATTACAACAATATCTAATTAGTATCAATCAACCGTATTTATTTGTAAATGTTGCAGGATTGCAAGGTCACTTTGAATTATACAAAGATGATTTTTTGTTCTTGTGGGACAAATATAAAGTTGAAAATTATGTAGGTTGGCCAATTAATGGCATGTTAGAGTTTCAGGGCGATTGTCCCAAAGGTCCAGGCGGTCATCCTCTAGAATTAGGACATCAACGAATAGCAGAAAAAATCAATGAACATATTAGGAATCTCGGCTGGCTTCCATGATGCTGCCGCTACAGTATTAAACAATCAAGGTGAAATCTTATTTGCTGGGCATTCAGAACGCTACAGCAGAATCAAGAACGATCCCAACATTGACACAGGACTTATTGTAGATATCCGCGGCTACTGTAGTTATAACGATATTGAATCGATTGCCTACTACGAAACTCCCTGGAAGAAACAACTACGACAATTATACAGCGGGCAAGGCTTTGAATGGAATAAACTAAGTGCTCGTCGGATTGTGCAGGATCAACTACACTCAATGCTAACACACAAGGTTCCTGTTATTACTTGCAATCATCATTTAAGTCACGCGGCCGCAGGATTCCAAACAAGCCCATTTGATCGTGCTACAGTGGTTGTTATTGATGCTATAGGGGAATGGGATACTATTAGCATCATTGGTGCAGAGTATGTTGATGGTCGTGCAACATATAAAGTGTTGTGGAAGCAAAAATATCCGCATAGCATTGGGCTATTTTATAGTGCAATGACACAAGAAGCAGGACTAAAGCCCAACGAAGATGAATATATCTTAATGGGCATGAGCGCATATGGTAGTCGGGTAGCAAGCGCCTGGATGAAGATGCGGTTAGTGGCCGATGAGAATGAAGTGATATTCAGAGAAAACTTACATACCGGATCCAATTACGAGTGGGGCAGACATTTTGACGACAAAGACGTTGCCAGTTCTGCACAGGATTTATGTGAGAATTTGATATATAATGTAATGCGTCGTGCAAAGGATTTTAACTGGAGCACGAACTTGTGTTACATGGGCGGTGTTGCCCTTAACTGTTTAGCTAATAGAAACCTCGGTGAGTATTTTGAAAAAATTTGGATCATGCCTAATCCTGGCGATGCTGGTAGTAGCCTTGGTGCAGCCGCGCTTGCTTACGGCGGACGAGTTGAGTTTAAAGACGCATTTCTTGGTACAGACATTAGCGGACCGTACCCTGTCAATGCCGTCCTTGATAGTTTACTCAGCGATAAAATCACTGGAGTTGCTTCCGGAAGAGCAGAATTTGGACCCAGAGCTCTCGGCAACCGAAGTCTCCTTGCCGACCCAAGAGGACCCGATATAAAGGATCGAGTAAATGCAATTAAAAAACGACAAGAATTTAGACCTTTCGCCCCAATTATTTTGGAGGAGCATGTTAATGATTATTTTAATATGCCTCGTAGCTTCGTTAATACTAGGTATATGCAAGTCATCGGTACTTGTCGGTATCCTGACTTATTTCCTGCTATCGTTCATTATGATGGGACTAGTCGTATACAGACAGTACCAAAAGATGGTTCGGGAATCCGCGAACTACTAGAAAAGTGGTATGTGGTAACAGGCTGTCCTATGTTACTTAACACTAGCTTAAACATCAAAGGCGAGCCATTAGTAAACACCCGTGCAGATGCTGAAGCATTTGAAAAACATTATGGAGTAAGAGTACATTCCTAAATGTTAGGTTAATGGCATAAATGTTAGGTTAATGGCACAGAATGATAAATATCTATGCAGGAGAAAAGATATGGACTCATTCGTTTATAAATGGACAAATAAAACATTAAACAAGATTTACGTAGGATTTCACAAAGGGACAGAGACCGATGGATATGTATGTTCCTCTGCGTCGAACAAATTTTGGGAAGATTTTAATAACCCCGAATATATTTGGCAGAGAGAAATATTATATAAAGGTACTATGAAAGAATGCCAGGAATACGAAAGTTCTCTATTAGATAAGTTAGATATTACGTCAGAGGATATTTATAACCAGAGAAATAATATAATGTTTAATTTAGACGATGAAGTAAGAACTAAATTAAGCAAATCTGCTAAAAAAAGAAATCAAAACCCAGAATATATCAAAAAATTGAGAGACGCATCGGTTGCCCTATGGAAAGACCCTGCACATAGAAAAAGAATAACCGAAACGCACACAGGGAAAACCGTAAGCGCAGAGACCAAAGAAAAAATACGACAAGCCCGTACAAAGCAAATTATTACTAAAGAATCTCGGGAAAAATCTGCAAATACTATTAAATCAAAATCTAACGTAGTATGCCCGCATTGTAAAACAGAAGGCAGATACCCGGGGAGTATGAAAAAACATCATTTTGATAATTGTAAGGAGAAATTATGAGTTTTGATTGGAAGGCACCAACAACTATGCTACTCGGGAGGTGGCAACCATGGCATGCAGGCCATCGTGCGCTATTTGATCGTGCCGTTGCTAAAACTGGACAAGTGTGTATTATGATTCGAGACTGTGAAGGATGGAATGACAGTAATCCTTTTAAAAAAGAAGAAGTAGAAAACTTTATACACGCAAACTTAAAGGAAAAATATGACGGACAGTATTGCATTTTATTTGTTCCTAACATTACAAATATCACTTATGGTCGTAATGTTGGTTATAAAATTGAAAACGAAGTATTCGACGAAGATACCCACGCAATCTCAGCAACCGATATTAGAAAGTCGATGGGCCTCAAATGACAAAAAAAATACTTGTGATGGGACTACCGGGCTCTGGTAAAACTACACTGAGTCAAGAACTAGTTAAGAAGTTGATGCTTAACCACACAGTTGCGTGGTTTAATGCAGATACAGTACGTGAACAATTTAACGACTGGGACTTTAGTGTAGAAGGAAGAACACGACAAGTTGAGCGTATGAGTAAGTTAGCAGATGAATCCAATGCAGACTTTGCTATATGTGACTTTGTGTGCCCTACAGAAGAACTGAGAAAAATATTTAAAGCAGATATTTTAATCTGGATGGACACAATTGAAGCAGGTCGATTTGAAGATACCAACAAGGTATTTGTTAAACCTACTAGTGCTACTTACCACGTAACTGATTGGTCTGATAAATGGGTTCGAGCAATTGCCGCAGACTTAACACAAGCACCTAGTGATAGCAATTTACGCAGTATAGTAAAAGCCATAAGTTGGCGTACTCTTGGAACGTTTGATACCTTTGTGCTTAGTTGGTTAATTACTGGCGAAGTTAAACTGGCTGTGGCCATTGGCGGAACGGAAGTATTTACCAAGATGTTCTTGTACTGGGCCCACGAGCGTGTATGGAATAAAATTAAATTTGGAAAAACTACCTAAGATATTCAGGCATAGCATTTTTAAGATTAGTAACTAGTTCGTTCCAACAGTCATCTAAGAATTCGTTACTATAAAATCTATTATAATTGTGATCTAGTACTTCTTGCATATCAATTAACATGTCCTGCAATTCTTCTAAGCTATATGCACAGATCTTATTCATAGTATTACCAATTGCAGTCATGCGCTCAATGGGATCTTCTATATCGTCATAACTTTCGTCGATCCACTTATCAAATGTTTTAAATCCATACTCACGTAGGTATTTTAAATTATGTGCAGGCCCTACTAATACAAAAGGCATTTTACTTATAATAGGTTTAAATATTTTTTCTGTTAGATGGTGTTTACTTTCCCAGTAGCAGGTTTCAGTTACCAAGTAGCAAAAACTTTCTTGGGTTTCTTTTACTGCACTTAATACAAAACTATGATTTGGAATAAATGCTTGGTCTTGATAATCGATGCGTAATGGCAATGATATATTTGCAATATTTGCTTCTGCTTCTGTAGCAAGTTCGGCCGTAATTAACTTGTTGGTAACTGCCAGTGCTAAGTTTTCTTGATATGTGCCACCATCGGGACATACATCATTATAACTAACGTAACCTTGATCTAGTAGATCTCGTTTGCATAGTTCGTTAATCAGTATAGTACGATATACTCGTGTGCTACTGGTTAACCGATTAAACGAAATATATTTTTTGGTTAATTTACGGTCTGCCGGCGCTACCAAGTCGGCACAATAGCGATACCCGCGGAACCAATCGTGTGCAGCAAATGCATGATGGAAGTAGTAGGCAGTTTCCCATTTGTATTTTTCTTTAAGTTTATCTAATGGTACACTATTTTTTTCGGTCGTAACAAGAACAAATGGGGCGGCATAGTTGTTTTGGATATAATCAAACAAGCCGTGATTATATTCACCATAAATTGGTTCTTGGTCGTAGAAGATAAACATTGGGTTATTGTATACTGTTTGAGCAGGATCAAATGGGTCAAACGATGGGTGAACATCGTCGGATATGCGCTCTACATTCTCTGGTTGAGTTGAACCATAAGGTGTTAGGTAAATTAGCCGTCGATATGCTACAATGTTTTTTAATTGCAGGAAAATGTTTTCGTAATGACTATGGATATTATACATGTTTGATGTTTTTTATTGTGGACCAAAACCGGGCTTGTTTGCTTTTGAACAACCTGCGACTAGCCTTGAGGATGCGGCCAGTAAGAGTAGAACAACATACTACTGGTATATTTATGGACTCAATGATTACACAGGATTTGATTTTGATTATGTTCCTGTTCCGTGGCAAAGTCAATTTATTCATGTATGGCCCAATCAGTATCAACCCAACGGAGAAGTGTACCTAGCGCAAAAGACCAACAGTGGCGAGTTCCATTTCCATAGTGAACAAGGTGTGCATAGACTGCCGGACCCTACCTACTGGAATATTCCCAACACCGTGGATCCCGCAAGCATTGATTGGCGTTGGTGCCCGGACCCAGCAGATCCTCCTTACAATTATGTGTTTGGTAACCAATGGCATCCTGGCACAATAGATCCTACTGCTACGTATTGTATTCCTGGCGCTACAGAATCTAAGTTCGTGCATGACTTTGTTGTAACTGTTAAGCCCAACATGGAACGATGGGAAATCCTAGACGATATCACTGGATTTGATTATAGTTGGAAACCAGATCCTACAGAGCCTCCTTACATTTATGTATTTGGTAATCAATGGCTAACTCCTGAACAACGTCCTGCACTACAATATCGGGTAGCTGGAGCCACACAATACAAATACCTAGATGAACCTAAAGCAACACGCATGGACCATCCTGGTAAGTTTAAGACACATTATCTCTGTGAGTTCGATTACTCGTGGGAGCCTGATCCCGGAAGCCCTCCTTACAATTATGTGTTTGGTAACCAGTGGTATCCTGGCGAAGTTATGCCCACGGTAGAATATCCCATGATAGGTGCAACAGAAACCAAGTTCATGGATATACCTGCTAGGCTATTAGAGAAACATGATAATCACTGGCATACACTAGTAGATTGTGAGTTTGATTATAGTTGGCTACCAGATCCGGGCGATACACCTTACATATATGTGTTTGGTAACCAGTGGTACCCTGCAGAAGTAATGCCCACAGTAGAATATACTGTACCCGGGGCAACTGAACGCAAGTACATGGATGTAAATCCTGCTCGGCTAATAGCAGATATGTCTCTATGGACCGTCCCCGAGGAAATTGATCAAACTAATATAGACTTTACATGGTGTCCGCATCCTAACGATGAACCCTACATACATCACTTTGGGTCAGACTATCAGATTAGTACCGGACTCATGTATACAGTCCCTGGTGCAACAGAGCCCAAGTTTGAAAGCGAGCCTCCTAAATTAGAAAAAGAAAAGACTGCGGTTACTGCGCTAGATATCTTCTTTATAGATAAGAATAACGCTACAGCACAGACCAGATTCGAACTGTTAAAACAGAAGTATCCTAAAATACACAAGGTACGTTATGCCAACAACATAATGGATACTATCAGTCGTTGTGTTACCCGTGCAAAGACCAATAAGTTCTGGATCGTAAGTAGTGAATATAACTACACCAACTTTGATTTTGCATGGCATGCAGAACCCTGGCAAACCTACATGACTCATGTATTTCCAAGCCAACATCAGAAGTGGTCCGATACATTCTTAATAAACAAATTTGAATTTAACAGACATACCAAGTGGGCAACTACCTTAGAACAATTTCCTAACTTGAACTTTGTAACAGATCAAACTGTAAGCAAGCCGGATAACCTGCATAATATCTATTATGTTGATCACGGTAATCCTACTAGCCGTCACCAATATGAATACTTACGCACTCAGCACCCTGATATTGTCATGACACGTTTCGTAGACAATTATCTAGATACGTTTAAGCGTATTATGACAACAGCGGAAACGGAATACGTGTGGATTGTTAACGGCGTATGCGATTACACCCAATTTGATTTTACATGGCAACCTGAGCCTTGGCAAAAAGAAATGATTCATGTATTCCCTAGCGGTATGGAAGATCGTGGAGACACATTCTATATACACGTAGAATCATTTAAGAAACAAATGATTGAATTAGACCTACTAGATTGGTTTAATGTTATCAATTATTGTCATGACCAAGTGGTGGAACGATTTGATGCACCTGTGCATTATTACGACACAGACGATCTTGTAACCGAAATTAAAAACTACAAGTTTGAAACTCCCTATGTGACATTTACAAACCAAAAAGATATACAGATAGTAATTGCACCCTGCTTATGGACCAAGAAAGACCGCGTAGTTCAGCGGTTATCGCGTGCCGGAGCTACCTGTGTAGTACCAAGAGATATCAAGGCTGATTTGAAGACGCAAATCTACGATTACCCCTTCATTAGTGACAAGAAACCTATACTAAACGACTACTTTGGCAGCCGCAAAGTTGGTGGCCTAGACATAGTATACATTAGTAACGGCGAACCAGATGAAGAACGTTGGTACGATCATTTATGCTATCAAAGTAACCATTGGGCAAAATGGGTACGTGGTGTTAATGGGCGTACAGCCGCTTATCAAGAAGCTGCACGTCAAAGTTCAACACCCTGGTTCTTTGCGGTGTTTGCCAAGTTGGAAGTTTTGGGTAATCAATTCCCCTGGTACGACTGGACTCCAGATTACTTCCAAGAGCCCAAACATTATATCTTCAACAGTCGTAACCCTGTAAATGGATTAGAGTATGGGCATCAGGGAGTAATTTGTTATAACAAGCGACTAGTGCTAGAAAACAATAACCCGGGCATTGACTTTACACTAAGTCAACCACACGAATCAGTTCCTATCCTAAGTGGCATAGCACACTATAATCAAAGTGAGTGGATGACATGGCGTACTGCGTTCCGCGAAGTAGTTAAGTTAAAACACTTTATGGCAACTGACCCTACCGTAGAAACAGAACATCGTTTACGTGTATGGTCAGATGAGAATTATCTTAAACATGCAGAATTTGCTGAGTGGAGTGTGCGTGGCGCACTAGATGCTATTGCTTACTATGATGAAGTTGGTGGAGACT